CGTGGACCTTTGCCGACTGCTGGAGATAAGTTTCCCAGACACCAAGGGCAAGATACATAACTACGCACAGAAAGGTGTCGAGGTATATGTCTACAAGTAATTGGGAAGAGTCAAAAGCGAGGAGCGACTACCACTTCAACAAGTGGCACCGGGACACGGACTGTGTCCAGCACCTGGGCAGGTTCACGGGAGGTTGGCAGACCGAGATACAGTCGGTGATCGATGACGCCAAGCCACTGAACTGGGCCAACCGTAGGGAGGGCACGGGCAGGGAGAACACTAACATCAACGTGGAGGCGGAAGAGAATGACCTCAGGAACGCGGGTGCCGATCCCAAGATGACAATATACAGGGGACTGGCGGACTTCACCAAGTGTCCCACGCTACAGAGGATGACTGACTACTTCGCACTGGAACCAGTGAAATCCAAACTACACATACAGTTCACGGGCGAGGTGTTGAACATGCATATAGACAAACTGTATGACCTAGATGCTGATCCCAACAACGTGGTGAGGATCATGGTCATGCTACAGGACTGGGAGCCTGGGCAGTTCATAATGTATGGTAATGAACAGTTCGACAGGTGGCGTACAGGCGACATACACAAGTTCGACTGGCGGAACATACCACATGCGACGGCCAACGCCAGCAATCGGCCTAGGCCCATGTTGGTGGTGACGGGGGTGATGACCGATAAGACCAGGGAGATACTGGCTAGACCGATCAAGAAAAGAATATAGACACGGGCACACTATTAGTATAAAATAGTAGACACATGAACAAGAAGATATTCGCACAACTGCTGGCATACAGCCAAAACGATCTAGACAAAATAACACAACCATACATCCAAGAGACTTTCGGTGTGGAGGTGAAGAGATGTGAAACACTGGAAGAATACACGCAGGTCATCGACGACGCCTGTCTACACAAATACTTCTCAAAGTATTGGCAGAACGACATGAAGAAATGGAAGTACTCAGGGTTGGCGTTAGTGGATGAGGTCAACGGTCTGAAACCACGTGCGGTGTTGGACGTTGGCTGTGGTTACAACGAGTTCAAGGGCAAGATAGACAATCTCACAGGCATAGATCCCTACAATGATCGAGCAGACCTCGAGGTCAGCACACTGGATTTCAAAACAACACACAAGTTTGATGTGATACTGTGTCTTGGTTCCGTGAACTTTGGTAGCAGAGACAAGATCATAGCAGAGGTGGGCAGATGTGTGAACCTGTTGGCAGATGGTGGCACTATGTTCTTCAGGGTCAACCCAGGAATACAGCACGACCGACCCGAGGCCAAATGGATCGAGTTCTTCAGTTGGAACGTACCGTTCATCATAGAATTGGCAGATATGTTCAATCTACAGGTGTTGGACATCAGGGATGACACAAATTCACGCAAATACTTTGTTTATCGTAAGAAATTACAGTAGACTTATGCTAGAATTGTGCTACAATAAAGTGTAAATACCTACAATGCAAAAACACACTAGAAGTTTATTAGAAGAATTGAGCTCGATGCCCCTTAAGAAAGACAAGGAAGAGGTTGTAGAGAGCAGAGCATCACACATCCTTGAGAGTGCTATAAGATTAATGCACTACATCAGAGAGAACTTTGATCAAGACACGGCGTTTAAGTTAGAAAAGAAATTTAACTCAGCACTCAAAAACATGGATGCCAGCAAGTTCTCGAAGGGCGTGGCAAGAATAAAAGAGAACAAAGACATTAAAGAGAACGTACTGAAGATCCGAGACGGCGAATACCAAGAGGACTAACCAATGTTGATAGAAGATGTCCTTACTGAATTCAAGAGGACGCACCTAGAACACATCGAGGACATAGTGATCACCGATGGCCACGAGGGTGGTCGGGCTGTGGTGGAATACTTCAGGGGACTACTACTCACACTCAAAGGCACAAGCTCGGAAGCCGTGAAGGTTTCTGTGAAGTGGGATGGTGCACCAGCAGTGGTTTGTGGTGTCAATCCAGATAATGGAAAGTTCTTCGTTGGTACTAAATCAGTTTTCGCCAAAGCGGCAAAAGTAAATTACACAAAGAAAGACATAGCAAACAATCATGGCACGGATGACTTGGGGCAGAAATTACTCAAGTGTCTTGTACACTTAAAGAAACTGGACATGTCCGGAGTGTATCAGGGAGACCTACTATTCACAGATGAGGACATCACACGCAAGAACATAGACGGCAAGCCCAACCTCACATTCACACCCAATACCATTACATACGCTGTACCAGAACAGTCAGACCTAGGTACTCAAATAGACAGGGCCAAGGTGGGCATCATATTCCACACCACATACGTGGGAGACTCACTGGCCGGCATGAACGCACAGGCGGGTGCGGACGTTGACTCGTTCACACGATCGCCGGACGTGTTCTTCGACAACGCCACCTACAAGGACGTGTCAGGATCAGCCAAGTTCACGGATGCGGAGACCAAGCAGTTCTACAACGGCATAGAGAAACTGGAGGCGCTGTTGAACAACGTGCCAAGGAATCTCGCCAGCGTGTTGGGACAGAACACAGACTTCGTGCCCATGTTCCAGATGTATATCAACGCAATGGTCAGGGAAGGCAAACTGCCCAACGATGCCAACAAGTTTCTACAGGGATTTAAACAATTCTACATTGATAGGATGCAACAGCAGATGTCCGGGCTCAAGGCACAACGGGCACTTGCTCTCAGACAGGACAAGATCAAACAGATGCCCATATTCCTCAACAGGGCCAAGAAGCCACTACAGGCCATGCTCACATTCTACAGGGCAGTGCAGACTATGAAGTCGTTCGTGCTGAGAAAGATGAACCAGGCCATGGCCATAGGTTCATTCCAGCAGACCGATGGCGGATTAGAGGTAACGGAACCGGAAGGGTTCGTGGCAGTGGACAAGTCGGGCAGTGCCGTCAAGTTGGTAGACAGGTTGGGATTCTCACGCAGGAATCTAACAGCGGTCAACAAGTTCAAGAATAACTAATAGTAATGAAATCCAAACCATTCCCTATTACGCAAGGTATCCCGTGCCAGTTGAAGTGGAACCACTCCACTGTGTTCCTGACCATGGGTACAACTGCCAGTTGCCATAGGGTCACACATGATCCCTACGAGTTTAAGGACAACAAGATGAACTTTCATAACATCAAAACTAAACTAGAAGCAAGAACAAAAATGCTGAAAGGTGAATGGCCTGGAAGAGGTTGTGAACATTGTAAAAGCACAGAGGATACCGGAGGACACTCTGACAGGATGTCACACTTGGACATGCAAGGGGTGACAGCACCAAAAGAACTCGAGAAAGATACTACAGCAGTCAACGTAACTCCTACACAGTTGGAGATTTACTTCAGTAACACATGTAATCTCAAATGTATATACTGCAATTCCAAATTTAGTTCAACTATCGATAACGAGAATAGAATACACGGACCATTCGGCTATGGCTTTGAAAACAACAAAGGAAGACCTGTCTGGTTATACGGCAAGATAGAAATCAATCCCAACATAAAGGAAGACACTGACAAACTGTTCGTGTGGTTGGAAGAACACATACACGAATTAAACAAAGTGATGATACTAGGAGGAGAACCATTCCTACAGAAGGAAACAGAAAGGATGGTGGAATTACTAGAAAGAACGTCCAATCCCAATCTTACACTGGTCGTGTTTTCTAACCTTACAGTCGACACAGACAGGGTACAAAAATGGCTGGCAAGGATGTGGAGTTTGGTAGAGCAAGGTAAACTTAATAACCTACAGGTCGTAGGCAGTCTTGACTGTTGGGGACCGCAGGCAGAGTACGTTAGGAACGGGCTAGACCTTAAGAAATATGTTGCAAACTTTGAATTCATTCTAAATAAAACAAAGATCACCCCTAGTATCAATAGTGCCTTAATGGCACTCACAATACCAACACTACCGGATCTTATTAAACAGATGAACACATGGTCAAAAATAAGTGAGGTGTATTGGAGTGGAATGAAGGCTGGAGATGCCGGCCGGCCATACCTTAATCCCACTATATTTGGAAAGGACATTGTTCCTTTGGGTCTACAAAAGGCTATTGATATTTTTGAAACTCACGGAAACGCAATCAAGGAGGCACAACTCAACAACCTCATAGGAATCAAGACCGAGTGTGAAAAATCTGCACCTAATTTATGGGACCAAAAAATGCTGAGAGGCTACATCGAGGAACTAGATCGTAGGAGAGGGTTAGACTATAAGAAATTGTTTCCTGAGATTGCCGCTTTATTCAAAACCTAAAAAATCACAAACAGATTTCTGTGCTTCTTTTTGATATGCGGACTGCGACCAGAAATGATCATGGTTATGTTTTCTCAAATTCTGCGAAGATAGATATGCATCTCGCCAATTAAAATTTTCTAGGCTTTCTATAAGTTCTGTTATTTTATCAATTCTTTTTCTAATGTCTGTTTCTAGATCATAACTTTCATCAAAGTATTCTCCAAATGTTCTAAACCCAATCTCCCTAATTTTCTGCAGGTAAAGTGGATTTCCAAGCACTATAAAAAAGTGTCCACACAATATTGGCTTCCACAACTTCTCTGTTATGAAAATTTCGTTGTTGTAGTTTGTCTCACTTATCAGAGAGCAGGCAGTGTGTTCGTATGGTTTGACATATATGTCTTGATCTTTACCGTATTTTGGATAGTTGTTTGGGTCAACCCCTGGTAGTTCGTATTCTGGATTCAGTCGAGCTGGTTCCTTCAGTCCAAGAAAAGATGTGAGACTGTTGTTGAGTAGTTGTTTACCGGTGAGTGCATTCCACAACCTTATCCTGTGTGGCCTAGGCTGTTTGTTTAGATAGAGATATTCATATGGTTTGTGTGAGTGATCACACTTAAAATTTTTCCATTCATATTTTTGCCTCATGAAAAACCAAAACCACGCGGTGCCTCCGACCCATTTCTTGTATTCGTATTTTTGGAGGACATCATAAATCTTAGACCCAACTATATTTTCTTCACTCTCCCATGGATTTGCCAGTATGAATTTGAATCCGTTCTGTTGAAGAAGATCCATTCTATGGTGAAGTTGCGAAACAAACTCCGAATTGTCCACATACCCGTCTTTGTGATCAATGATACAAAAAAGCTCGTCATACCCGTCCCACTCGTAATTGTGAAGATTCCAGTAACTGGGCTCAAATGTAAACTCCACATGACTGATGCCTGCACTCCTAATGAAATTTTCAAAGTATAAGTGTTGTCCGGAGAACATCAGATCAGTGAGAATAAAAATCTTCTTCATATGTGCTATAAATATCCTTATGTTAACACCATTTCTTAAGTATGTATCTGAGGGCAAGGTCATAAGACGACATAGTGATTTAGAGAGGTTCACCTTCCCAGAGGTGACAGAGAGAATATACCTCAGCCTATTGGCACTTTCGGTGCTGAGCCAACAGCAGAACACCCGATCATTCGCACACAACTACGGCGCACAGACCATGAGCTACGGCACGTTCGATCGCGTGAGGATGGTGCACAACGACCTGGCCAACATGATGGCCATAGTGTCAGGTGATCCAGATATAACCAAGAAACTCAAGAACAAGAACCAGGCACAGGCCATGAGGCAGAGGCAACCGGTGCCAGTAATGGCGGTGCGCAGGTATCTGAGGACCTGGGAGGACCACTATCGATTCCTCACACAACTGGAGAGGGCACTGAACATAACGGACGCCAACTACAGGAACATCAGGAGGAGGGTGGCCGACTTCACGAACCTGGACGACAAGACGCGGGCCAACACGATAAAAAACCTACAACAACTGTTGAACAACAAGTTGCCCAACACGGACATACAGAGGAAATTCAAGGAGTTATGATAGATTTTTTCAAAAACAGAACCATCGCTCCCACATGGGATGAAAAAGTGGGAGACTACTTTGCCAATGATTCGAGCGAATTCTATAGGGTAATAGCAAACATAAAAGGTGAGTGGGACATCAAACCAGAGATCACAGATTTTTACGAATCTAAAAATCCTGGTGTTTTGGAACAAAACGCAAAATACAATCAAAATTTAAAGACAAGATTTGATCCAATGAAATTAGATGGTAAAGAATCCGAGTACCAATCTCTGATCAGGGCCACAGGACTGGATATAGTTGAATCATTTATACACGTACAGAGACCAGGACAGATGACAGTGATGCACTACGACGGCGCAAGGTGTGAGGGCAAGTTAGATTACATGACCGAGCAACAAAAAAGGAAGACGGTTATCAAACTTTTCATTTTCCTTGATGATTGGAAACCAGGACACGTGACATTAATGGGTAGTGACCATTTCGTAAAATGGAAGAAAGGTGATGTGTTTTGGTTTGACTGGCCTAATCTGCCACACGGCACGGCAAACTTTGGTTTAGTTCCTAGGCCACTTTTGTTTATTGTAGGTACTAGGACCGCGAGATTCGACAGCATTTTCAATAGTAATGAAAAAGTAAGGTTACAGGTATGACGAGAGAGAAATGTAACAGATGCAACTGCGACACACACTGCGACGAAGACAGGTGTCCCAACTGTGAGAACTGTGAAACCTGTGACTGCTTTGGTTGTCTAGCAAAAGTATCAGGGGATGAATGAAATGATAAGATACATCTGTGAGAAATGTGGGTGCGAACAGCACTGTGGAAAATCCTGCACCGAGTGCCAGGACTGCCCGGACTGTGACTGCAAGGAGTGTGGTGACAAAAGAAAATAGTTTCTGGGTACTGTACTCATACCACGACAAACCAACATACCTAGAGGAGGCTGGCAATGGACAGAGCCTACAGAGGGATGCCAGTTTGAAATATGTGAAGAATTGGAGGACGGCGATCGATGTAGGTGCCAATGTGGGTGAATGGACAAGGCCCCTGACCAAGAAGTTCGATCACGTGATCTGCTTTGAACCAAACCCCAACTTCAGAGAGTGCTTCAACAGGAACATCACAGAATCAAACGTGACCCTGTATCCATATGGGTTGAGCACACACGCACACACGGCCGAGCAGGGCACCAATCACACACATCTCAACTATGTTATTGGAGACACTACTCCTCGTGATGGAGACATCGAATGTCGATCCCTTGACAGTTTCGATCTCACTGATGTTGACTACATCAAGATCGACGTGGATGGGTTCGAGATTCCTGTGCTCCGAGGTGCACAAGAGACCCTGAGGGAAAACAACCCTGTGATCAACATAGAGATGAAGGAACGTAGGAGGCCCAAGATAGTCGAGGAATCTAGGAGAATACTGCGGAATATGGGATATAACTGCCATTCACGTGTGAGAAGTGACGAAGTGTGGCTGAAACCGTAATATTACAGCATAATTTACCAAACAGATCCATAAATACATTTAACTTGATGCCTGAGCGGCATCATAGTCATTTAAATCAGATAAAAAGGAGGATTAAAAATGGCAATTAGTAAAAATAACTTCTCACTAAACCAAAACTACGAAGTTGGTTCAGTAGATGTAAAGTTCTTCACAGTAGACTTTATCAACACTATGGCGTCTGAGACAGGTGATGTATCATCTGGTTCAACAACTGCTGGTATCGATCTTGTGAGAAACACAATCAACCAATACGTGACTATCTTAGCAGAAGGTCCATTAACTGACTCTGGAACACAGAAAACTTTCATGGTTAGAGCGGACCAATTAGACGACTTGTCAGCCACTACAACTTTAGCGGCTTTACAAACGGCTATCAGAGCGTTAGATGAGTCTTCAGCGGCTTACCCTAACATCCAGGCTGACATCACAAGTGCTACAGTGACAGAAACCAAACTTGGTATCTTGACTGCGGCGGCTGTAAGTTAATAGTCTACCGTAAGGTAACACTTTACCAAAAGGGCGGATCTTTAATTAGGTTCGCCCTTTTTTTGTGACTTAAATATCTCTATGCACGAGTACAGAGTACACACCCTAGTGGACATCACGGAGAACGGCAACCTCAAACAACCGTTCCCGTTCAAGACCAAGTCGGGGGAGATGATACATGACCGACATTCCCTGGCGGTGGCCCGGGACCAGAACTCAAACTTCAACACCATGTTGCAACTGCTACAGATGAGGGGGAACATCATGTGGGAACTGCCACCCCACAGGATCACCGACACCATAAGGAACCATGCGTTCGGATCATTCTACGAGGGCACACGGACCACGTGGCACTTCCAGTTCTTCACGGAGCAGTCGGGCATATATGGTGACGAGCAGGATCCCACAGCGCAGTTGGTGGAGGACTTCCATCACGTGCCCATAGTGAGCTTCTGCAAGGAGACCGTGACGTTCCCACTCAGCACCTTCGACACGCAGGACCTCCGCACTTTAAACACGTACTTTTCGTACGCCGGGCCCATAGATAAATAATTGTACATTAAGGCACAAGAACAAAAACACATTACAAAGGCTCATACAGGCAATGCGACAGGCACAGTTCCAGGCTATAGGCGAAGAGATCAGAGAGATCAAAAAGGAATTGAGAGAATTTATAAGACTTATGAGTACAACAGAACTAGAGAAAACGAACTTGGAAGCACACGTGGACCTATGCGCCGAGAGGTACAAGGGACTTCACGACAGGCTTTCTGCGATCGAGATCAGACTGGCCAAGATGAACGAGGACATGTCGATCAGCCATAAGTCAACAACCAAGACAATCATAGCAACGGCGGGCACAGTGGTCGCGGGCTTACTATCAACGGTGGTGGTGATCCTGATGAAGATGCCGGGCTAGTCCCAACCAACACATGTTCATACAGATAGCACCCAGGGTAAAGGTATATGCGACCGACTCCGACATGGAGTTCATAAGGTCACACTCACACGATTCCTTCAGGAGTGACCAACTCACACCCGAGGATGCTGACCGCGCCAAGCGCCTGGCCGACAAGGCCATATTCGTCAGGAAGAAACTTGACACCGGAGTCCAATATGCTTTAAATAGGAAGATAAGGATTGTCCGGAATGAGTGGAAAAAATAAATCAGAACTGGTAAAACAGATCGAGGCTTACGGCCTCAAGAACAAGTTGGCGGACCTCGCACGACGTGAAGAAGCCCGAAGACCGTTCCGACATTTACCAAAGCAGTTCTCCAAGGGCATCCTGATCGGCAACATAGCCATCGTGCCCAAGAAGTACACTGGCACCAGATACGTGTATGTCATAGCGGACATGATGGAGGCACGGATATTGCACGAGGACATCAACCTAAAGCAGACCGCCATACTGGTAGCACACTACCTGGCGGACGGCAAGTCAGTGCCAAGAAACATACTGGAACTGGACACCAAGTTCGCAAGCCAACTGTTCGACATACAGAACGCCAAGCGCATGATTAGGGAGGCGCAGAAAGACGAGGACGAGCTGACAGAGGACGTGTACTGGGACAGATTGGACGTCGCAAACCGCCTAGCGGACGAGTGCAAGTCAAACATACAGCGGATCTTTAATGACACGTTCGGAGCATAGATAATAAATAAACACAGTATGAAGAGCTTAGACCTTACAAAACCGATCACTACTGAGTCATTACTGAAAGAATTCGAATCCAGGTTCAACCAGACCATGGATCTCGCACAGTTCACCAAGGAAGAACTGGAGGACTACGCCAATCACGTGAGGACCAAGATACACGAGATCACACAGAACACGCACTTCGGCAGGGAACTGAAGGACGACCGGTACCA